TTTCCCCCGATTTAAGGTTGCACGATAAAAAAAAAAAAAAAAAAAAAAAAAAAAAAGAACTAATGCTCTGCTCCAGCATTAGCCAGAGCAGAGCATTTGGTTAATTACTTGGTCAAGTATTCTGCGAGGTCCGAAGGCATCTCACCTTTGATAAAGTAAGTTCCGCCGGTGCTCCACTTGGCAAACATCGCCACAGAGTTCTCCAAAGCCCAAAGTTCTTTGAAGGTTCTTTGACCTTGCTTGGGATCAGCTTCCTTGTTCCTGAAGCTCTGCTCCAATTTGTAACCGGACTTCGTCCGACCATCTTTGATCAAAGCATAGATTACTTGAGTCGCTTTCGCCATTGGATTTTCCTTCCATGTTGGCTTGGTGGCCAGGATTGGCCTTGGACTATGTACCTAGCCCCTTCATACTTCAGGGGCTAGGAACATAGGTTTGGAATTTGAGGGGTGCTCTGTCGCCAACCTAATGTCTTGATCTTTGACAAAGCCTATACAAAAGCTTTGATCAAGAGGAACTGACCGTGGATCAGTTTGCCGATCCCAGCAATTAAACCCTCTAAGACCCTCTAAGCTCTTACTTCTTAAGAGCTAAGAGGTTCTAAGGTAACGAAATTTTTCGTTGGCCTCTCTCAAGACATAGCCAAAGCGAGGACTTTTGTCAAAAGATTTATTACGGGGCGTGGGGGCCACCCCCCTACGTAGGGATATTATATACACAGGTTACAACAGATCAGTAAAATGAGTTGTTAACCACATCTACAACTGACAAAGTGTTGTATATAAGGGACAGTATTTTTTATTTTTTATTTTTTTAATTTTATACTTGACAAGGGTAACTGAATAGAGTATAATGTGTATAGTTTATACACATAGGCATATGTTACATAGGCATATGTAACATAGATAATAAAAGAAATATACTGTAAAGAACATAAGCCTATGTAACATAAGCCTATGTAACATAAGCCTATGTAGAGAAAGGAAGAGTAATGCAAGGAGAAACTGTATCGACTAAGTTAAATATTTTCCATAATAGATTCAATCATCCCTTAGATATACTGTATCCATCAGTAAACTCGCCTATAGATAAAACCCTTGTCCTTCGACGTAAGTTAATTGAAGAAGAATACAAAGAAGTTGTAGATGCAATTGAAACTAAAAAAGCAGATAAGGTTCTTAAAGAGCTATGTGATTTAGTTTATGTATGTGTAGGTATGGCTGCTACCTATGGTTGGGATTTTGATACTGCATTTAATCGTGTACATGCATCTAATATGTCTAAATTAGACCATAATGGAAACCCCATATATAATAAGGATGGCAAAGTCCTTAAATCTAAAAACTATACCCCTCCAAAATTAAATGATTTAGTGTAATTTTTTACTTGACAATGAACAAAAATCAGTTAAAATGGTATAACGATTTAACTTTGGAAATGTTCTATCGTAGTATAATGAATTACGAAGAACGTATTCGTCTTCCTCATCATGAAGTTGTATATGTCCGTGCCGCCATAAGACAGGCGACAGGGACCAATTATACTTATGAACATGTATATAATGCTCTGAAAGCAGAAGGCTGGAATAAGGATTAGTTTCCGGTTTATTGAATACGAAAATAAATTTTATGGAGAATATGTTATGATGAAAAAGATTGTGAAGTGGGTCATGCTTGTACCTATTAAGATAGTTGAATGGACTATATGGCCTATAGCTAAGGTACATTCGTGGCTTCGTCAATTAGTAAATTGGCTACATGATGTTATGGACTAACGGGAGGTAGATAGTATGATATGTGATTGTGATGATTGTACCTGCGAAGATTGTCTTTGCGTAGGTAAGAATTGCTTAGAGGTTGTATGTGCTTGTGGCTGTCATTCTGGTAATGAAGAACAAGAAACTATGGATGTGTAAGGAGCAAGTACAATGGCACGAGTAATAAAAACAATAGAAGAAGTACTAAAATTAACTGGCCTAGATTTAGGAAGATATGTAAAGTGGTTGCAAAAAGAATCTAAAAGATTTCTGGAATATGAGAGGGCTGGTAAGTTAACTCCAGCCAGGAAAAAGAAATTAGATGAAATAGGCGATCAATTAAGTAAAATAAAAGGTAGGACACCAGCAAAGAGTAAAAGTGAAACAAAGGGTGTACCAAAAGCAGAACCAGGAAAAGACTATACACCACCACCAGGAAGTGCTTTAGAAAAAAAATTGAAGGGACTGGAAGAAAGGGCCGCTAAAACTAGGGGTAGAAAATTAACTCGTGCACAAACAGAAGCCAGAAAAGAAAGAGAAGCTGCAAAGCAATTAAAAAGGGATGTTCAACAGAGTTTAGGGGGTAGTGGAGGAGCAAGACAAAGAGACCTTACTCCTGAAGGACAAAAATTGTGGGATGAAAATACAGAGGCTTCTATGAAAAAACTAGCAAAGGGCCTAAAGAGATATTCTTATCCTGGTGGAAGACAAGCACCTAAATCAAAAATTGAAGGAGATATACCTAAACAGGATATGCCCCTGCATGAACGAATTGAACAAGCATTAGGAAGAGATGTTCATTTGACTAGGCAGCAAGTTCAAGATGCAATGGGCGGTAAGTTAACAAAAAATGAACTTGAAGATATTATTCAAGATCAGGCAGAAGAAAGAGTATCTAAGGCTGATATGGTAAAAGCTTTTGAAGCTGCTGGTTTTCAGGTTAAGTCTTCTGGCTTTAATAAGGGCGGCTATAAAAAATTCCAAAGTCGCAGTAATCTTGGTCGTGTAGTTGGTGCAGAAGGTGGCCTTAAAAAACATGTGTATATGGGCAAGGGGTCTGCTTCTGATATTCCACACTTTAGAAAAAAGAAAAAATAATGAATCCTAAAAAAATTACAATTATAGTATCTTTTATAGCTATAAGTGTAATTGTTGTAGTATATCTGGTAAATACCACACGATGTGTGCCACCTTGTATCTAAATGCAAAAAGAATTAACTGTACACGAAAAGTCCACAATGACATGGCGTTGGACAGCCCTTATAGTCTACTTAGTTATATGTTTCTATGACTTTATGTTTGTACCCATATGGTATGGCATTAACCGCCCTGATATAAGCCTGTTTATGGAAATTATTAATAGTACTTCAGAACCAATGGTTCAAATGGAGTTAATGAAAAAACTTACAGGTCAGCATAATCCTTTTACACTAATGGGTGGGGGATTATTTCATTTAGCATTTGGGGCCATACTAACCGGCTCTGTATTCGCTAAAAATAAATAAGGAAAATAAATGGCTCAAATAGCAGAAAAAAAGAAACTGGGAAGAGTATCAACTACTACTCCTGTTCCTAAAACATCTAAAACTAGAGCAGAGATGTGGCCCCACAGAGCAACACAACAAGCAAAAAAAGGATTCAGTGCTGAAACAGAACAAGCACGTAAAGTTGCTACAAGAAGGGGTATAACTAAAAAAGAAAAGAAAGAAATGATTGCTGCTGCATTAGGAATATCTGGTGTCGCTGCTGCTACTCTATTGCCTTCTCTTATATTTGGTACAACAGGTGTAACTCTGGCAAGAGGAGCACAAAAGATGGCTCCGACTGCTCTAAAAAAATTAAATAAAATATATAAACAATTACAAAAAACTACGATGGAAGCTGTTAAAGAGCCTGGAACAAAGAGAATGAAAATCCAAGGCAAAAAAATAGAAGTTAAGGTTCCTAAAAAAGAAGGTACGAAAAAAGTAGCAGGGCAAATTGCAGGAGCTACCTATATGAGTCAAGAAGTTAAAGATGCAGCAGATTTAGTAAAAGAATATGGGTCTGATGTTCTTGATCTTTTTACAAAACTAGCAACCCTTTCTTATAATAAGGGCGGTTATAAAAAGACAAGAAAAAGAAAGAAGTAATGTTATGGGAAAAATAAAAGGTATAGCAACGCTTATTGAAGAACTAGTAAATTTACCTATTGCACAAGCCGCTATGCGTATGACATTAAAGGAATGGAATACTCTTATTAGTCGTGCAAGAAATCTTGGTGCAGCACCAGCAGATATAAAGAAGTTAGAAAAAATTCAAAAAAGAAAACTACAACCTTCTGTAGGAAAACAAACACCTAAAGGCGGCTCTGCTTCAGTTTCAGAAGTAAAAAGAATAAATACAAATTTTAAGTTTGATGATAAATCTGGGTCTGCTGCTATAAAGGCATTTAAAAAAAATCCTGTAACAAAATCTGAAATGGTAGAGCAAATAAAAGCAGAAGCAAAAGAACGAGGATTTTCTTCTTCTAAAACTGAACAGCTTATGCAATTGGCTGGTAACTGGTGGGAGGATATACGACACGCAGCATCTCCTCCTAGTAGGTCACCTAAAGACTTTAGAAAGTCTAGAATGTCCGTTGAAGAACTCATAAACTTACAAGACGCAGAATTAAAAGAGTGGGCTAATAGCTATAAAAGATACTATAAACGCACTAAAGTTAAACCAACTAAACCAACTAAACCATTTAAAAAAGGTGGTTCCGTAAAAAGACCCTCTATGCAAAAGGGTGGAGCATATAAAGGCAAGAAACATTCCTATGCTGCAGGTGGCAAAGTTAATAAGCTTAATTTTTAAGAGGAATAAACACTGTGGCTAAAAAGAAACTATTACAAATTTTAATTAGCAATGCAAATATAATTAAAGATAAAATTAAAAAGTTAATAAAAGGTGATCCAGCAGTTAAATATAAAGATGATCCTGAATATCAATTTCTTATGAGACAGCTAGCCGATATAGACATGAAGTTGAGAGATAGATCATTTGAAATTTTTGGTGCATCAGAAGATATTGATAAGCAACTTAAAAATGTTTTAAAGGCCAAACCTAAAGCAAAGGGCGGCATGGTTAAACGTCCACAAATGGTGCAGGGTGGAGCATATAAAGGTAAGAAACATAATTACTCTGCCGGGGGCAAAGTAAATGAACTTAAAAATTTTAAAAAGAGGAAAGTATAATGGGAAAAGCTACAGCAATAACAGCAGCATTGAAATTTTTTCATAAATTATCTGTTGAAGATTTATCTGCTAGTTTTGATTTATCAGAACTAAAGAAACTTCGTACACTAATTCTTAGAGAAAGAAAAAAGCCAGAAAGTGTCGTAACCGGAAAAGACATTGGTAAAATTAATAAAGCTATTGAGGATAGACCCATATTTGAAAAGGCTCGTGAAGAATCTGTAGGAACACTTGAAGCAGAATCAGGAAATATTACAGATGTATTAAAAAAAGCTGGACCAAAAATAGAACCAACTACTACATCTACAAATGTAGAAGTTCTCAAAAAACCAAGACGAAGAATCATGAGAAAAAAACCCAGAGCAAAAGGCGGTATGGTTAAACGTCCACAAATGATGCATGGTGGCTCACATAAAGGTAAGACACATGCATATACTGCAGGGGGGAGTGTAAAAGAAATGAAACTGTTTAAGTAGAGAAAGTAGTAGTATGTCTTTTAAAGCGGAAACTATTGATGATTTAAGTATTGGAGGAGGGATATTTACTTCCTTTTGGAATTTTGTTATAGGTGGCGATTTAAACATGGTGATTGCTGCACTTGTGGGTATCCTGTCTCTTGTTGTTCTTTTTCAAAGATACATAATTAATAATCGTGAAATTGCAGGCATACATAGGAAAAAGAAAAAGAAATGAAATATGCAAGTAATTCTTTCTTGTGGTCAGAATTAAAATGCAAATGTGGTTGTAGTAATATTTTCATTCAAGATGAAGCTATTGATAAACTACAAAGATTGCGAGATATTTTACAGCGTCCAGTAATTATTAATAGTGCTGCTAGATGCCCGATACATAATGCACATGTGGGTGGTGCGCCTAAGAGCCAACATAGGGCTACAAAGAATAGTCCTTCTACTGCTTTTGATATTTCTTTACAAGGACTAAGCAAAGATGCTATACTTTCTGCTGGTAAACTAGCGGGGTTTAAAGGCTTTGGAATAAACTATAATACGTTTGTACACGTAGATAATCGTGACTTTTTTGCAACATGGTAGGAGATTTGTATGTTTGAAATTATTGCTTCGGTTTTATCTGGTGGTGCTACTGGTATTATAGGTAGTTTAGTAGGTACAGTTGGTCGGTACGTAGAAAAACGGCAAGAACTTAAACAAATAGAAATTGAGTTTACACAAGAAATAAAACTACAAGAACTGCAGATTTCTGCACGAAGTACAGAACTAGAAAGTGAACAAGCTATTGCTTTAGTCAAAGCTGATTCTGATATTAAAACAGCTTCTTATTCTCATGATGCATCTTATGGTCCTACTATGCCAGTAATTGCAGCTATTTTACGTTTTGTAAGACCTGTTCTTACTTTTGGTTTACTTGGTTTTTCTGGATATATTTTCTTTGTTGTACACGAAGACCCACAGGTTGTCAGAGAATTGTCAAATCAGATAATGTTCCTTACTACTACTGCTGTAGCATGGTGGTTTGGAGATAGGAGTTTAAGAAAGTGAGAGAACTTACTACAAAACAACAGACATTTCTACAAGTTTTGTTTGATGAAGCAGATGGAGATTACACTAAAGCAAAAAGACTTGCAGGATATAGTGAAACTACAAACCCCTCAGAGGTTTTGCGGTCTTTAAAGGATGAAGTACTTGAACTTACAAGAGAATACCTTGCTATGAATGCTCCAAGAGCAGCAAGAGCTATGATTAATGTATTAGAACGGCCCTCTGAATTAGGAAATCAGCATAGATTAAATGCAGCCAAAGAACTTTTAGATCGTATTGGTATTCAAAAGACAGATAAGGTAGAAGTATCTACGCCTAATGGTATCATGCTTCTACCACCAAAGAATGATCGTGCGTGATTTAGGTTATTTTAAAATGCCCGATCCTGTTGGGCTAAAAGATGATAATGAATGGTTGGAAATACCAAGAATTAGCAGAACAATTCCTTTTGGATACAAGGAACACGAAGAAGATGACAAGCTCTTAGTTCCTATTGTAGAAGAATTGGAAGCATTGGAGCTAGCAAAAGAATATCTAAGAGAATATTCATATAGAGAAGTTGCGGGGTGGTTAAGTGGCAGAACAGGAAGAGAAATTTCCCACATTGGTCTTAGAAAGCGAATCCAAAAAGAACGGCAACGGAAGAGTAAGGCAGCAACATATAAAATATGGCTTAAAAAGTACGAAGAAACCCTCCAAAAATTTGAAGAAATTGAGAGCAGACGTACAGGGGCGAAAAAAGAAACAGAAAGAAATTCCGCAACCCAAGCCTGAAGTTGTTGTTAAAGAATTAAATGAATCACCAATAGAAGAAACGCACAATATTTTATTTAGGCCCAATGAGGGGCCACAGACAGACTTTTTAGCCTCTTCAGAGCGAGAAGTACTATACGGTGGGGCAGCAGGTGGAGGAAAAAGCTACGCAATGCTAGCTGATCCCTTGCGCTATCTAGGACATTCACAGTTTTCTGGTCTACTATTGCGTAGAACCACAGAAGAATTAAGGGAACTAGTTTGGAAATCACAAGAACTATATCCTAAGATTATTCCCGGCATAAAATGGTCGGAACGAAAGATGCAGTGGACCTCTCCCAGTGGCGGAAGACTGTGGCTGTCATATCTAGATAGAGATGATGACGTACTACGCTATCAGGGATTGTCCTTTTGTTGGATTGGCTTTGACGAACTCACACAATGGCCCACAGCTTTTGCGTGGGATTATCTTCGTTCTCGTTTGAGGTCTACTGCACCTGATTTGCCTGTGTATATGAGGGCTACAACAAATCCAGGTGGTGCAGGACATATATGGGTAAAGAAATATTTTATTGATCCTTCTCCTGTAGGTAAATCCTTTGCCGCTACAGATGAAAACGGAAATGTCTTAATGTATCCAAAAGGACATACTAAAGAAGGGCAGTATCTTTTTAATAGAAAGTTTATTCCGGCAAAATTATTTGATAATCCGTTTTTGGCTAAAAGCGGCGACTATGAAACGATGCTTCTATCCTTGCCGGAAAACCAACGAAAGAGACTTTTAGAAGGGAATTGGGATGTAGCAGAAGGTGCTGCATTTCCTGAATTTAATAGAACAATTCATGTCATTGATCCATTTGATATTCCAAAAAATTGGCCCAAGTTCAGGGCTTGTGATTATGGATATGGTTCTTATAGTGCTGTTCTTTGGTTTTGTGTTGCTCCCGATGGTCAATTAATTATATATAGAGAGTTATACGTATCTAAAGTATTAGCAAAAGATTTAGCAAATAAAGTCTTGCATCTTGAAGAAGATGATGGTACAATACTTTATGGAGTATTAGATAGTTCTTGCTGGCATCGTAGGGGAGATACTGGGCCAAGTCTTGCAGAACAAATGATTTTACAGGGCTGCAGATGGCGACCAAGTGATCGAAGTGCTGGAAGTAGAATCTCAGGAAAAAATGAAATACATAGAAGGCTACAAATTCAAGATGATTTTGATGAGGACGATATACCAGGAATGACAATTTTTCATAATTGTACTAATCTAGTTTCTCAATTACCTGTTATTCCCCTTGATCCTAGAAATCCTGAAGATGTAAACACTAAAGCAGAAGACCATTTGTATGATGCATTACGATATGGTGTTATGAGTAGGCCCCGTAGAGGAATATTTGATTTTACTATGGAACATATGTCAGATAGATACTTGCCTTCTGACGCAACCTTTGGATATTAAAATATGGACGATACAAATTTTGAAGATACCCATCCTGTAGTTTTAGATGATGAAACTAAAGACACAGAATTAGCTTCTTTAATTTCTTTTATTGAAGGCCGATTTAAAAGGTCAAAGGATTGGCGTCGATTTGATGAGGAACGGTGGCTACAATCCTATAGAAATTATAGGGGCTTATATAGTCCTAATGTTCAGTTTACAGAAGCAGAGCGTTCTCGTGTATTTATTAAAATAACTAAGACTAAAGTTCTTGCCGCCTATGGACAAATTACAGATGTTTTATTTGCAAGACAAAAATTTCCTCTTAGTATTGAGCCTACAACTTTGCCAGATGGTGTGACTGAAACTGTACACTTTGATCCTAAAACTCCTCCAGACCAAGTAGAAGACGATAAAGTAGAAAGTCCTTATGGTTTTCCTGGTGATGGCAGAGAGGTTGAAAAGGGAGAAACGCTACTAAGCTTACAAGAAAAGAAACTTAAACTAGGGCCACTAGAAGATAAACTTTCTGAAGTTGAAGGTCTTGTTGAGGGAGAAGGACTTACTCCTTCTGCTGCTACTTTCCATCCTGCTATGGTTGCAGCTAAAAAGATGGAAAAAAAGATCATGGATCAGCTAGAGGAATCTGGTGCTAGTAAACATCTTCGTTCTGCTTCGTTTGAATGTTCTTTATTTGGTACTGGAATAATTAAAGGACCATTTGCTATAGACAAAGAATATCCCAATTGGGAAGAAGACGGAAGCTATTCTCCAACTATAAAAACCGTTCCGCAAGTTAAGCATGTGTCTTGTTGGGATTTATATCCTGATCCAGATGCTAATAATATGGACGATGCAACTTATATTATTGAACGGCATAAGTTACCTACATCGCAGTTAAGAGAATTAAAGCATAGGCCATTTTTTCGCAAAGAAGCCATTGATCGTTGTATAGAAATGGGAGAGGTATATAATAGTGAGTATTGGGAGGACGATTTAAAAGATTACTATTTAAATGATCATCCCGAAAGGTATCAAGTTCTAGAGTATTGGGGTCTAATGGAAACAAGCGTAGCTAAAGAATATGGTATTGACCTTCCCAAAGAACTTAAAAATGTAGAACAAATTCAAGTCAATTGTTGGGTTTGTAATAATTATATTCTTCGTTTAGTTATTAATCCCTTTAAACCTGCCCGTATTCCATACTATGCTGTACCTTATGAACTAAATCCTTATAGTTTTTTTGGTATTGGACTAGCAGAAAATATGGACGATACGCAAACACTCATGAATGGTTTCATGCGTATGGCAGTAGATAATGCTGTACTAAGTGGTAATCTATTAATTGAAGTAGATGAAACTAATCTTGTTCCTGGGCAAGATTTACAAGTTTATCCCGGTAAGATATTTAGGCGGCAAGGTGGCGCACCAGGACAGGCTATTTTTGGAACCAAGTTTCCTAATGTAAGTAATGAGAATATGCAATTATTTGATAAGGCCCGTCAACTTTCTGATGAAGCTACGGGTCTTCCTAGTTTTGCTCATGGGCAAACAGGAGTAACCGGAACAGGACGAACTGCTGCTGGTATTTCTATGCTTATGGGTGCTGCTTCAGGCAGTATAAAAACAGTAGTTAAGAATTTTGATGACTATTTATTACGACCTTTGGGAGAAGCCTTTTTTAGTTTCAATATGCAATTTGATTTTGATTCTGAAATCAAAGGAGACTTGGAAGTTAAAGCTCGTGGTATAGAAAGTCTTATGGCAAATGAAGTGAGAAGCCAGAGGTTGTTACAATTTCTACAGGTTGTATCTAATCCAGCACTTGCTCCATTTGCAAAATTCACTACTATTATTAGAGAGATTGCAAATTCAATGGGGCTTGATCCTGACAAAGTTTGTAATACTCCAGAAGAGGCACTACGACAAGCTAAGATATTACAACAGCAGCAGCCTACCCCTCCTCCAGGGCAACCACAACAGCAGCAACAGCCTAATGCTCAAGGATTAAGCCCTAATGATTTACAAGGAGGGGGCGGTGGTAATATTGGTATAGGAGCAGCACCTACCCCGGCAGAAGGACAATTTAGTGGAACAGAACAACAACCTACTCAGCAAGCTCAAAACGCTGGTCAACAACAAGCGCCAGTGGGACGCCTTCAATAACTATTTAGATTGGATTATAGTACAACAACAATCTGGTCTAGAGCAAAATATTGATGTAGTAAGTATATATAGAGCACAAGGTTCTATATCAACCTTACGTAAGTTAAAACAATTAAGAGATGAGGTGAACGCACATGGCTGATGAAATGATGCAAGAACAAATGGAATTTGCAGGACTTATACCTGATCCAAATGAAGTAGACCCTGTGAGTGGAAATGAGATTCCTCTTGGTGCTACAGCAGAAGGAGTACGAGATGATGAGACTGTTGCTATTAGTCCCGGTGAATTTGTAATTCCTGAATATGCTGTAAATTATCACGGAGTAAAATTTTATATAGAAACTTTACAAGTTGCAAAACACGGTTTGGATCAAATAGAAAGAATGGGATTAGTGGGCAATCCTGATGAAGAGCAAATACCTGAAACTACTCCTCTACCAGAAAGGGCAGATACTCCAGTAAATACTGAACAGGCAATAGCAGATACCGAAGAAGAAGTGCCTATGGAATATCAAACAGGGGGTGTGGTACTTAATGAAATTGGTGAACCTATGACCTTTCAAGAACAACCTGCCTTACAGCCTACGTATAATATACCAGAAGTACCAGAATTAGAAAATTTAACTGCTTCTCAAAAAAGTGCAATACATACTCTACAACAAAAACAGCAATCAAGGGTATAATAAAAAGGAAAGAAATATGGCTAACGGACTTTTTAACACGCCTTTATCCCCGGCTCCTGTACTACCGGCAGGTACACCTATTACTCCTTCTTCTAATCCTGCCGTTACTCCTCCACCTCCTGTATCTACTCAATTTATTCCGAAAGCAAATACTGTTCCTATTGCAGGAATAGGTGCAAATCAATATCAACAAGGATA